CTTTGCTTTGTTCCTGTCGGTGTCATAGACGACACCACGGTATGTGACTTGTGCCATTTGGTTGCTCCTAAAGTAGTTGGATGTTGTGAGTATCCGTTCCTTCAGTCGGCTTTTGCGTCTCCCGTAGGAGATGAACGAACCCGTTCCGAGTCGGCTTACTTGCGCCCCGAATGTATCAGGGTGAACGATATGTGTTTATATTAACACATTCACATTATATAGGCAAGCTCCTATGTATCTTCTGTTACAGAATTAGGGTTTTCCCCATACTTGTCAACTAATTTATCAATAAAAGTCTTTTTTCCACTCAATTTGTTTATTTCATACATCGAAGACTTCATATATCTCTTCATTTTTTTATACTTCTTCATGACTTTCTTCATCTCTTTCATGTCAACACTATAATTATTCAAGTCTTGTTGAGGATCATTAATCTCAGGCATTAACGTCTCCTCCTCTTTTCCTCTTACCTTTTTTAGCTGGTTGTTTGACAGTTGCGTTCCATGAGATTGGGCTGATTGTTCCAGATGTCCAATCCATTCTTTGAATTACATTCTTACCAAATGCATCATAGTATGAATCGAAAACTGAAACTCTAGTTCCCATAACAATATCATTCCACTCTTTATCCTCAAGTTTACATGACATCAACCAAGCTGTTGTTGGTAAACCTCTATCCTTAGAAGCAGATATGTCACATCCATTATGAATTACAGTAACTCCATTACCCTTCATGTCACTAACTTGACCCTCTGTTAGAACCTTAGTAGTCATGACCTACCACCCCAGTGAATGTCTGGATAAGCTTCTGCTATAGTTTCTTTAGTTAACTTATACTTCTCTTTAAGTTTTTTATCTTTTACCAAGCAAATGAGTTCAGATTCCTCTGCATGAAGTCTCTCTAGAAGTTGAATAAACATATTCTCTCTTCTTAGATTAGGTAAAGGATCATTACCACCTTTCACATAGTGATATAGATTCTTATACTCTGAGGTTAACTGATTGTGATCTGTGCCCTTTGGGGACTCATTGGGACTGTAAGGTACTTGTCCCTCTGGTAACATACTCTTCACACTCTCATCAAAGTTCCAGATTAAAATAGCACGAATCGCAGGCGAATCATACTCTTTCAATATCTCAATCTTCTTAGTCTTAGATCTTGCCTTTGATACAACATCTAAAACTTCTGATAGTAATGGGTTTGGTGGCAATTTTGTTTTAGTCGCAGCCATAATTAATCTTCTTCCTCCAAGTAATAATCATTTTCATCCAACACAACCCGAACGGCTGTGAGTTCAGTTTTGATCAAGTTTCCCTCTTGATCGTACATCTCTGGGTGAGATGCTATTTGTGCATTTTTAAGAACAACATATTCGCTCCACTTTTCGCAGGCGAACCATCCGACAACGATACCTAGTAGTGTACCACCAATGGCAAACAATGCCGAATAAACTATAGTTACTTCTAACATGCTTTAGATTAGATCTGTCTTTATTTAGTAAGTTTTTTACGATTCTTTGATCCTTTCCTTCTACCTGGCCTCTTATCGTTTTGATATTTCCATGTGTCAGTTAGGATCGAGTTTAGATAATCTCTTATCTTTCTTGCGGTGGGTTTTCCAAGATAACCATAAGCTTCCCTGATCTGTTTATGATCAGAGTCATTACCACCTTCTAAGTATAGATCCAATTCATCAATAGAGTTCTGAATATTCTTAACAGTTATGCTATCAACGAATTCATCTACAACTGGTCTCTTGACTTGATTCGATCTTAAATATAGATACATGTTGAAAGTATATACTTGATTCCTAAAAACGTCATCAATCACCTGTTCAACCATATCAAATAGATCTACTTGCGTGTTCTTCATCAGATTATTTTGTTTTCTCTAAGATATTTTACTGTGTCGGTGCATCCACCGAGCTTATTTCCATCCATAATTATTTGTGGAAAGGTAGAACCTTCACCAAATTCACCATAGAATTCATCTTTATTAAAATCCTCATTCAATTTATATTCAGTAAATTGAAAATCTTTACCTAAGAGGATTTGTGTAATTGCAGAACAATAAGGACAGCCTTCTTTAGAATACACTGTGAAGTTCATTTTGTCTCTAATTCCATTTTGATTGTAAGAGTTTCAGTAAGGTCTTTAACTTCCTGTGACATTGAACGATACCCTGCACCGACATAAATTTGTCCAGCCATTACTGCAATGGTAGCCGCACCCCAGAATAGGTAATACTTACTCGACTTCACTTGGTGCTTTATTTTTGAAATTGGTTTCATTCCTTTTTCAAATTTAGATTACTAATAATAATCTTATCACCTTCTATACTAAATTGCAAGTCATCTTCAGTATTCCACATTAATTCCTCATATAATGAGTTTAGAATCCTCATGTCTTCGTAAAGATCGTTAGCCATCACTTCTTGAAATATTTGTTAATTATATCTATTTGATCTTGATACTTTGCAATCTCATTTAATTCTTGTTCGATTGCTTCTACTATATTAGAGTGTTCTCCAATACCAGCTGGGTTTGTCAAATAGACTTCCACGTTTGCAACGTGTTTTTGAATGTCACCCTGTGCATGGGCCAAAAGTGCTTTGATTAATTGTTCTCTCATTTTTTTACTATAATAATTTCATCATCATCATCTTTTCTAGTACTAAAGACGAGTAATGATTCTCCAGATTTAACATCCTCCATTTCTGGATGGACGTTTCTCTTAGTTGGTTTGTTAAAATCATTCAATGTTGATCCCATCATTTTAAACATAAAAGCAAAAGTGGAAGCAAAAAGCATCACAAAGAATATCAGGTAGATAAAAACTAGTGTGTCATTCATTATCGTTGAAATATTTTCTGTATAGGGACTTGCCTTATCTTATCTATAACATCAGTCTCTACTCTTTCAACAATCTTATCAAGAACATCTATATCAATGTCCATGAAAGGTGGAATGACACCTAATAATCTTAGTAGTCCGTCTACAAACAAGGCTAGTGCAGTAAATCCAAGGATCATACTCAGAACAGTGGCATCACGATTATGTTTTGCCATTGATTCCTCATCAATCTTTCGTGCCTGATCAACTGCTTCTTTAACAGCAGCATCAAGTAACACATTTACTTCATCTTTTGTATACGTATACTTTTTTATCTTCTCCTCTGTAACAGTTCTCTCTTTAGGAAAGTCTGATAAGGGAAACTCTGTGATTAATGTTTTAATCATGGTAGATTTTTAGGAAGGTCGTTCGTGAGCCTGACTCTTTGCGTGTGATAATTTTTCTTGTTCAAGTAAATCACTCTCGTCAGGTTGATGATAGTTCTGAACTTCTTTTAGTGTTAAGAGATACTTTAAAACGTGTTCTCTAATTTCCATAAGTTCATCATAACATCCTTGATTATGAGCACAACCACGAAGGTCATGATCTGGTTTCATTACAGATTCTGTAAAAAGAGCTAATGCTCTATCATATTTTATGGCAGGAGTTTCACCCTTACCAATTGAGTTCATGTCTTTCATGATTATTTAAGAAAGATTTATAAAAGAATTGATTTTAATATGTGTTTATGTGAACATATTAGTCAATAAAAAAGAGACCCTTGATGGGTCTCTCAATTATATCCAAATGTATTTGAATTGTCAACCGATTGCAGGTGCTGTTAGTGCAACTGTTGTAGACTCTGCAGAAGCAAGGTCTAATGGGAAGTTGTGTGCATTTCTTTCATGCATTACTTCCATTCCTAAGTTTGCTCTGT